CCCAGTAATACCCAATAATACCCAGTAATACCCAGTAATACCCAGTAATACCCAATAATACCCAGTAATACCCAGTAATACCCAGTAATACCCAATAATACCCAGTAATACCCAGTAATACCCAGTAATACCCAATAATACCCAGTAATACCCAGTAATACCCAGTAATACCCAAGCTAAGCTATGCGCTATATGCGGTAAATACCTGCGTAAACAAGGGCTAAAAACCTTGGGGGTTTGCAGCAAATCCCCGTAAAGCCCTCTAGATTGCGCTAGGATTGATTTTCTGCCCTAGGGTAGGCTAGGGTATTCCCCGCCCCCTTAAACGCAATCCTAGCGCATCCTAGACCCCTTCCTGAGCATTTCCCGTATTTCCCGCAGGTATAAAATAACCCTACCTGCAAGCTGCCTAGGGCTTCCAAAAGGGGCAATACAGGCAATTTCCTGAATGAAAACATAGGTATATGGGGGAAGATAGGGAGGTGAGGGGTGAGTACCCCCAAACAAATCCGTAGCAAAATTTGACCTTCGCTGCTCTCAGCCCTAATCCCCGCGAAAATCCCTGTCAAAAATCGGGTTCGACCCAGCAGGGACTCGAAAATACGTGCCAAAAGCAAGAAGGAAACTCTACATTTCCGTAAACGGCTCTAGAATGCTCTAGGATTCGATCTCTGCCTCAGGGTAGGCTCTGGTATTCCTGAGCCCCTGAACAGCCCTTCCTGCTCAAATACGGGGCAGTAATCGCTATTTCCAAAGAAATCCGCAGGTCAGTACCAATCCTGCACCAGCAGAATCCAGATTACCAAACCCAGGGCAATAGCCCCTAGCACGTTTCCTAATATCATGTCAATACCCTTGTGTTGTATAAAGGTTACAGAATTGTACTTACATACAAACCTGTTTGTTAAATTGTCAACAATCCAGTGTCTAATATTTAAGCAATTGTTGACAATCTTCTGCTTAAATATTGAGCAATTGTCAACAATCCTATGCACTACTTCTGCTCAGCAGGGTCTGCGTACAGAGTACCTGCAATACCAAGCAATGCCTTGTGCTTAGCCTTACAACGCTGCAATTCCAAGCTATTAGCACTAAGCACACGGAACACTTCCGATGCATTCGTGCTCTGTAATTGCTCTGGGTCTTTGCAGGCTTGCTTCAAGCTGTACGGAAGCTGTGCTCGTTTGTACTCTTTAGCCTGCACTACAGGCACGTCAATTTGCTTTACCTGCTGTGATGGCTTGGTTAAACTCTTGCATGAACTCAGTACCAAAGCACTCCCGATTGCCATCAGGACTAGCACTGAGCTTCTGCTGCGCTTCTTGTAACGGTTTACTGCTTGCATCAATAAGCTCCTGAGATAGTTCAAAATACTGCTGCGCCTTGCTTTCTGCTGACGCAAGCTCCTTATCGAAAGCCTTACGCTGTTCCTGCAAGGCTTTATCGTATTGCTGTTGCACCTCTACTGCAGCTGCATTGTACCCACGAGTCCACTGCTTCTGCATTTCCGTGTTATAGCTCTTGTACATCAGCAGTACCAGCCATAACACAGCTGTGATAATCACCAGAATAATCCCGCCGAACAGGATGCGCTGCTTAGTCTTTGGGCTGAATTTGTCCCAGAAACAAGTTGGAATAGGAAACATAATACCTCCTAAGAGTTTTCAATCATACAGGTACGGTAACGCCAATGTGCACGCTTCCACACACCACCGCAACTACGACGGTTCTCTGCTTTACTACAGTCCTTACCGCCAGCGAAGCGGTACTTCAGATACGCTTTGCAAGCATTCTGGTAGTGCTGCAGCTTCTCTGCGTCAGTACCCGTAGTCAGCAGAAGCTCTCGGCGCATACTGCTGTTCTGCCATTTACCTCTACCGAAGTTGTAGGTAAAGTCCAATGCAACATCGAACTCGCGTTGGGACATATAAACATTCGGAAGGGATTTCCGTAAGAACTCTTCGTCCTTAGCTGTATGCCACTTCGCGATATGCAATGCTTCTTCGTGCGTTATAGGTGCATCAGTAATCTTGACCTTAGCCCCATTGCGGAAATCAGGAGGATACACCGTACTGCCAATACCAATCGTAGCTACGTGCACTGAGTCCCAGTAGGGCTTCAGTACCTCACCTTCCCACTGCACCTTGCTATGATAGTAAAAGAGGCTACCCGCTAAGGTAGCCACCAAGAGTTTATTTTTGAGTTCCATCGGATTCCTCGTTCTCTACTGTACCGCCATAATCACGCTGGATTTGCTTCTGTCTGTACTGCTCAAATTGCTGCTTACGGATATTAAAATCCTCCAGCTGCGCATCCTGCAGTTTCAGTTGATGCTCATACAGGTGCTGTTGTCTGCGTTCTTCCTTAAGCTTAAAGTACCAAGTCAGAACCAAACCAATTACAGAAGCCAGCGTACCGATAATCAGCAGCCAGTCCTGTTGTGCAAGCCACGCAGCGAAGGACACAGTAGTACCTCCGTACATAATTTCTTGAGAGCCTTTCATGTTAACCCCTTATAAGTTATCTAAGACGGGAGTACCCCTTCCGTCCACTTCTATTACCTTTAGAACGCAACTGCACCTGCTGGGGAAGCCCAGTAGGGTTATCAAGGAAATCCTTGAATACCGCCTGCTGCCTCTTTGTCTGCGCTGCATTGGCATCTACACCCAGCATTGATACGAAGTGCTGTACCAGAGCCTGCAGGCAGTCCGCACGGTCATCGTGCAAGAGACTCCCACGGTCATACGTAATATCACTAAGTTGACGGAACAGACTGAACTGCCCCCGTTTGTTGTCAGGTTGCTGCAAGCAGTACCGCCAGTCATCATCAATGGCTGACTTGTGCAGTATGAGCTTATGCCTGCGCACTACGGGCGCAATGGTGTCGATGATTCGACGTTCCTTCTGCCCCGTTACGTAGTAATCCGATACCGCTATATCCTTTCCTGCTGTCCTTATGCAGTTCAGCATCAAGGCTGTAGCTGTACCATGACCCATGTTGCGTTCAAGGTGCATGCTCTTTGCACCGTACTCCTCTGCAATCTGAATCAGATGCAAGCAGTTCTCTTCAGTGAAACCACCGCTGAGTCCACCTGTACTGAACAAATGCAGATAACCTGCTGCCTCCGCACCGATACAGAAAGCCACCTCATCTCCACCTGCACCAGCAGGGTCAACGAACATGGTGATTTGGCTGTATGGAACGTACTCCGTGCTGCATTGGGCAGCAGCGAGGAACGATTCAGAAGCACAGGCTTGGTTTCCGTGCTGGATACGCAAGCGCTCGTCTCCACTCCAGTGCACGGCTTCAGGCGCAAAGTCGTACCCTGCGCTGATTACTGGCATATCCTGAACACGGATACGCTGACGTGCCAAGTCCGAGAGCGTCGTGTCCAGCATAAATTGCAGGCTGAAACCCTCGTCCCCATACTCCAATTCCTTCTCCTGTAAGTCCTCTTCCGAGTACCGTATAGGGTCAGTGCTCTGTCCGCGCTGTCCAGTGATACCTCCGCCAGTCTGCAAGCTCGGGTCTTCCTGAATGCGTTCCAGAATACAGGGCGCAATCTCGTCCTGTCTGTAGTGCTTGAGCTCGTCCTGCGTCGGGTAACGACCCATCCAAATACGGATACTGTAGCCACGGTTACGCAGCTGCTTATAGATACTGTCTTTGGTCTGAGGTGTGCCTAAATACAGGATTTTGCCGTGTGTACAAATCGCAGCAAACTCTTTGGTCAGCAAGGCAAGTTGCTCACGCTGAACCTGAGTCATGGCATTCTTTTGAGTCTCCACGTCATCAGGAATCAGCAGGTCGGCACGTTTACCCTGCAGGTTCGCATTGATACCAATACAGGTTATGCTGGCTGTCTTATCTACATCACGCAAATGCCAGTGCAAATCATAGTTCTCCGTACTGTAGCGGTCTCCAGCCGATTTGTCTGCACGCATCCAACAAAGCAAAGTCCATTGCTGAATCAGACGCACAATCATACGCGCTACGTCCGATGCCTGTCCTGCTGCTGCAGAGACCACCAGCACCCGAGCACTACAATTCTGAATCAAAGTCCAGACGGCAAAAAGCGCAGCAAGGGTAGATTTCGCCTCACCCCGCTGCGCCTGCACCATCGATTTGTTCCCACAGGATTGCATGTAGCCTGCAATATCCGCCTGCATCGGTGTGAGCTTAAAGCCCAAGAACTGCATACCCAAGTCAGCAAACTCCACGAAGTCTGAGAAGGTTGCTTGGAAGAGCATAGCCAGTTCCTGACGTTCCTGCTGGGGAATCGCCTCTGGTTCGTCCCTCCAGCGCATACAGCGGGTATGCAGGAGCTCAAGCCTGTCCAGAGTAATTGCTCTAATTCCTGTATACATACTTGCTCCTATGATAACAGACCTTGAACCTTGCGTTGATGTTCAGGGTCTTGCTCGGGATTTAGCTGCAAGCTCTCGGCATGGGCTTCCTTCAGTATAGCCAAAGCCTTGTCGCGGTTTTCTTCCTTGATACCCGCGAACTGCTCGCGTACCCGTTGCAGGTCTTCATCTGTGCTCTCGGCAGTAATATTGTTGTTCTTGAGGAAGGTCATGATAACAGTCTTGTCGGCTGCTGCCATAGGAATACCTTCCTCAATATACATCTCTAATTCATCTGCCAAGAACTTAGTGAACTTGCTATGCAAGCTCCCTAATTCTTTCTTATTAGCTGCCATTAGAATCCTTTAAATAGAATAGATTTAGGTTTGTGGTCAGAGAGTAAATCAAAGGTATTTATGAACGTATCCTGAAAACTCAACGTTGCACTGTTGTATATCTGCGTAACGGAGGCAGCATCAGTATCCCAAGTGTCTCTGTAACTTAATTCACTTGTGTCAATTTCCTCTGTACCACTAACCAAACCGCGCAATGTCAACGTACCTGCAGCAGATAAACCTTGCTTATAACCAGTAGGTGGCTTCTGTATCGGATAGTACACATAAGCGTCCTCTGTCAAGTATCCGAAATACCCATTACGTGCTTCGTTAGGGTGCAATGGATACTCTTCAGTAGGACGTAGCTCTTGGGTCTTTAGCATAGCTTGGCTGTAACTCTGAGGTACAGGTTTGCCTACTAAGCTATAGAACTGCTCTAAATCAGTCGAGCGGTCGCTTGTTTGAGTATACGTGGGTAACGTTGCACTGGCATTGAACTGCCGTTCCCAACGTGGTTGTCCTTGCGTTTCCGAGTTAGCCCACTGCGTTCCTTTGTAAGTCGCAGTTGTATTACCATAAGCGCATTTTAGGATATTATATTTAACGGTTTCAGGAAGCTCATAGTCCAGAATAGTACCTATACCTGTGGGTTTAGTAGCTGTAGCTGACTCTGCGTGAACTGTATAGTTGTATTCCACACCCCCACGCGTTACAGAGCGCTGTAACTGCATACGTACAGGGTATTCTAAGACACTAAACGCAGTAGCTGCAGGATACATTCCAATACTTGTCTGAAGATAAGAGGTGCTCTTCGGTACAAGCCATAAGTACACTGTACCTAAATAGGATTCATATAGAGGTATCCGAACTAGCGCAGCACCCTCAGGGATATTGTCCCACGAAGCTACTACTGCGTCTTTAATCAAGGCGTTCGTATCTTCAGCATATCCGAACGCTTTAGTGTAACTGTTCCCTACATCACTATAACGTCCGCTAGCGAACAATACAGAGGGATTGATACTTGGGACTTGGATAAACGCACCAAGACCTTTCTCAAGCACCTTCCTGTAACCTTCAATAGAAGCAACGGCATACGCATAATACAGGAATAACTTAGTCTGCACGGTAGCATCTTTCAGCCCTTCAGGAAGAGCTTTGCGGATAACTTCGTCAGATTGTTTATCTATTGTACTGTAGGGTGCAGAGGCGAGTAGGGTCAATGGTTTGTAATGACCTAAGTCCAAAGGTTTAGGCTTCGGTGGCTCGGGCACTTTAGGCTCTTCTGGCACTACAACCTTATCTCTTACGACGGGCACTACCGCAGTAGGTTCTGTCTGGATACGGTGCAGTATATGCTCAAAAGCAGCTATAGGGTTACTCTGCGCAAGCTGTAGTAACTTAGCCTGACCTATACCAGATTGGCGCACTAGCATTACCCTACCTGTAACGTTAACCTGTACACGTCGTGTATCTATGGTTTCTAATGCTCCTGCAGGTAGCTTCGCGAACTCATTAAGAGCTTCATAGAAGGTACTATACTCTTTCTGAACCCACAAGGCTTTGCGCTCAAGTACCTGCTCAAGGGTTATACCTGTAAGGTCGTACCCTACAAGCACATCCCCATATTCTTTAGAAACGACAAAAGGGACATCCAAGATGTCCCCTGCTTGCACATCATACACATAGCATGTATCTGATATACGCCAAGATTGCCCTTTACGGTATTTCAAATCTAATGTATCAATATCTAACCAAGTCATGATTCAAACTCGACCTCGTCATCTGAATTTAAAGCAAAGCCTAGTGCATCATAAGGCTGGTTGTAAATCAACTGCTTAGGCATTTTACCTAAGTAACCATTGAACCCCCATGTATACCCTAGACTTCTAAGGACATTAGCCGCGTAGTCCGCCGATTTCCGTCGTTTCCCTAACCAAGCCTTCGGGTCTGTATTCGTAGAATCAGGAAGGTTGGTGTCTGGGTCAGAGGTAGGTGTCGTTGGTTCTGCTTCAGGTGGTTGTTGAGGTGCAGGTACCGTAGGTGCAGGTACCGTAGGTGCAGGTACCGTAGGTGCAGCAGGTTCGGGTGCTGTAGGTGGTTCGATAGGTTGTAGAACATCTGGTTTAGTTTCCAGATAAGCTGCACTACTTCCTGTATCCCGACTAAGTTTATCACCAAGAGCTTCAGTGTCTGCTGCTTCAATAATGTCAAAGCGCACTTCACTGAACTCTTGCTGTACATACAGCAGTTGCAGCACAAGCATACGTAAATGCTGGTTCTTCAAGGGGCGATTCGGAATTGGCTGCACCAGCAATCTGTCAGCAGGCGTACTGCGTCGAATTACATAATCCCCAGCAGGGAAATCCAGAGTCTCAAAGAGCTTATCCAGATTCACCTGTACTTGCATTTGCAATTGCCATTCGGCATCCAGCACAATAGGTTCAAGTGCTTCTGCACCTGCCCCTACGCGCTTCCATATATCTTCAAAGCTACGCATCCAATGCACCTTCTGCTCGGCAAGAGTAGCCCCTGATGTAATCAGAAGGCTACTTGCACGAAGCATAGGCAGAGTAACAGCCCTTACGGAACTACTACCTGCCTCTTTGGTGTATTGTATGCGCACACAGCTTTTATGCTGCTTTACGCGTTTAATCATCATCTTCCTCTAAGGTTTTTAGTATCCCGAAGGCTTGGTTCACAACAGTCAAACCCAGCAGCGGAGTAGCATCCGTGTAGTCATACACTTGCATCTCATGGTCAGGATTCCCTACCTTACGGAACAGCTGGTTCATCTTACTCAATGGGCTGAATACAGCAGCACCTCTTGAGTTCTGACTATTCAGTACACTATCCAGAGCAATACCGAAGTACCCAAGCGCAGGAGCTTGTTGTACGCTACCTGCAAAGATGTCTTCGTCCCACTGCTTACCATTGGTTACGTTTCTGGTAGCAGCAAGTACAGGGGCAAGCATACTGTTATACATCAACAGCACAGCCACTCCGAAGATACCGTCTTGGTTGTAGGTCTTACGCAGAATCTTCTGATGCCCAGCCATAACAAAGCGCATGAACGGGAACAGAATCTTACCAATAGTGGTCTGCTCAAGGAATGCAGGAGCTTCACCAGCCTTCGCAGTCAAAGCAATGTCATCGCTGGCATTCATCAGTAACTGCTGAGTACGCAAGCTGATGTCTGCATCCCATTTATTGATATGCAAACCGTACTTACCGTATTCCTGCATGATGTTCTGGAAGTCCTTCTCGGTAGCCCCAGTACGCATCAATAATTCTCTGCGAGTCTTAGAGCCCTTCGCGGCTTCTATGATGGCATCCTCGTAGGCACTAGCAGTAGCATTTATCAACCAACGGCGTACTACTTCAGAAGCATTCAAGTGCATAATACTCTGACCTGCTCTTGCAATGTACCCATGCACACCTTGAATCGGGATAGCGTGGTTATCTTCGTAATGCGTTACAAAGTACTTGATACGTTCGTGAGCTGTACTCGTACCTCGTAGTACATCCTTGAGGCGCATAGCTTCCTCTGGTGTGTACTTACTGATAGCAGAGAACAGGCTAGGTAAAGTTTTTAGCATGTACTTCGCTGTACGCAGGAAACCTAGACGCTGGAACGCTGTACTGATATCACCAAAGGCACTGATACCTGCATTCTGCAGAACCATACTACTGGCTACTGTAGTTGCACTACGCAGTACAGTCGGTACTTGTTCACCCACTGCCTGCCCCAGTAATTGCTGGTGAGCACCCTTCAGAAACTCACGTGCTTCCTTAGGATTAACCCCTGCAGGTAAAGTATCTTGGATTTTAACAAACAAGTTATCCAGTTCTGCTGGGGACATTCCGTAGTGCGCCAAACCGTTACGATGAGCCATTTGACGGTTATAGCTTTGCAGCTGCGTCATTATGTCAGTATCCACGAAGTCCTTGAGGCTATATACCTGCCCGTTGTGTACGAGCTGACGGTTAAAGTCCCAAGAGTTACGTGTCCGCAGATTCTTGTGCCCTTTCTGGATCTGCTTGTGCATAATCGAATCCACGATAGCGTCTATCCGATTGGCTTCTACACCTTGATTCAGCAGTACGTCTGCAATGAAGTCCCGTGTTGCACCCACTGGCATATGCTCAGTAGCCTGCATACTGGTCTTCTGGGTCTGAATGAACTTCTTACCAATACTCTCTGCATCCCTACCGTACTTAGCTAAATCAGGGAAGCGCTCTAGCACGTCAGCACCAATAAACCTAGCCAGTACCTCTTCAGGTAAACCTGCATCGAAAGCTTTGCGCATTGCAGCATAACTCCACTGCAAAGGCATGTACGTACCCAACCCCTCAGCAAAGTCCTCTGGCAGCAGTCCGTTCTTCTTGAGCTGCTGTGCATAGAACTTACTGAAGCCAGAGTCCACGAAGGTCTGCATGGTATCAGCAATACCCTTGTTCGGGGCGAGGTCTTGAATCAGCTTAGGCAAGTCCAGTTCTGTACCTGTAGCAGCAGCTTGACGCTCCATCTGGTACAACTGCAAACGCAAGTCCGACAAGTCCTTCTGGGCTGCACGTAATGCAGTAATGTGCTTCGGTTGTACTGTAGGATTCACAGCACCATTGAACCGCCCAGAAGCACCATAGTACTCTTGAGCAGCCTTACCTAGTGCATCATCCAGTGCATTCAGTCTCCATTCCCCGTGTCTTGACAGCAGGGCAGCGTGTGTAATGGCATTATCTGGATTGTTGAATGCAGGGTCAGAGAACAGACGATTAAGCTGTTCCCATTCTTTCTCTGGTAGGTTCTGTCCATAGTAAGCCAGCTTATCAGTTGTTGACATGTACTGTTTGGCACTTGTACTGAATTCAGCTGCCCTACGGATTGCTGCTGCTTCCCCTACGGGGGCAGGGCGGTCAGGCAGCGGTATGTGCTCTGTACCTGTACTGGTTTCGATTTCCAGTACCAGCTTCTCAGCTTGTTCCCCAGAAACTTTTTCGGTTTCCTCAAGGGATTCACGATAGGCTGCTTGGTGCTCTTCTGGGACACGGCGTAGGTTCTCTGTAGGGATACCTGTATCGGACTTCAAGCCTTGTTCGGACTTGGTAGCCTTGACGTTATCCGCATGAACCTTACGCAAATCCTTTAGGTAATCGCTATTGCGCTCAAGGGCAAATTGCTGTGCCTTCAGGTCAGTAAGTTCCTGCTGCAGTTCATTACGCAAAGCATCGCGCTGTACAGGACTGAGCTGCTGAGGGTTGTAGCTTTGTACTCTTTGGGCACTCTGCAGTTCCTTGTTCTGCTTATTAACGTAGTAGCGGTAATCCCGCTGCTCTCGCAGCACCTTACTGTTCAATTCCTTGAAGCCGGCACGGTCTGCTTCTGGTAGAGCCTTGGTAATCTGTTTACCTAAATCTGCAGTATATTCGCCAGCAGCCAGAGCCTTCTGTACCTGTTCCTGCAGTTCTTGTGGGAGCTTCTGCAGCATCGGCGCAGCAGCTTCTTGGAAACGCAAGGCTTTCTGCTCAAAAGCAGCCTTCCATCTAGCAGTTCTGGTTTGTGCTTTCTGCAGCCCCTCTAGGAGCGCATCAGATTGAGATACGGCGTTCAGGTTAGGTAAAGCATCCAACCGTGGGAGAATCGCTTGGATTTCGTCGATACGGCGGGCTACGCGCAGGCTGGCATCGGCGTGTGTACTGCCTTGTAGAATATCGGAAACGGCAGACTCAGCTTCACGGATGCTATTGATTGTCATTTGCTTTTCTAGACGGGCTTCTTGGGCAATCTGCTCAGCTCGTTGACTGAATTTCTGGAATCCAGATGCTTTCCCTTCAGGCAGCCCTCTGGCTTGCGCAGGAATGGCTTTCTCAGGGTTCGCCTTAGCTACCCCTTTGGAAAGGTCAGAGGCGGCTTCCTGCTCAATTTTGACGGCTTTCTGGGTGACGTGCTCGATAGTGTCCTCAGCCAGTTTCTCGCCATTTCGGGTAAGCAATCGGGATTTCCCCGCTGCCCCAACGAATGCGCCTGCACCGACTAAGGTCACGCCATCCAGCAATCGCTGAGTAGTACTACGAATGTCGTACCGGTTAGTAGCTGCATCAAACGCAGCTGTACCAGCAGCTACTGTGCCACCAACAGCCAGCCCCTTCTGCAGCTTAGTGAGCTTATTGAACCAACTAGCAGCAGTAACAGGCTTCGCTAAAACACCGAAGCCCAAGTCCACATCTAGCACACTGGCAGCCATAGACAAAGGTATGTTGTAGCTCTGTACCTGCTGACGCATATCCTCGTCGGCATACTGCCGTACCAGCCACTCTGTTTGAGCTGCACTGGTACTACCGTTGAGCTTCTGCATGCGCTCGGAATCCAGCTGAATCCGAGTGCTGATTTGATTCATATCCTCAGCAGTCAGCTTGTAGTTCGGAGTAGCCTCAAAGCCTTGGTTCATAGCATCGATACGATTTACGATACTACGCCCAATACCTAGCATACTGCTACCAATAACCTCAAGGGTATTTGGAATTACAGGTTCAGGACTACTGTTCTGATTGAAGAATTGTGTAGTGGGAGTACGCCCTACGGCAGCATCAGGAGCTGGCTTCCAGTTAGCATCTACAACGTCCTGCCAATTAGCTGGCTTCTGCTTTTCCCGTTGCTTAGGGTCTCGTACTTGGACTCGCTGCAATGCATCTGGCTGCCATTCCTTTTTAAATGTTGCCATAGGGTTTCCTCTTTAAATCAATAAGTTATAGAATTGGTAACTATAGTTACTATCCAAAATTTATAAGTCGTATCTGCATACGTACCTCCCGAAGGAAGTACGTATACGCATACAACTGCAAGAACTGGCACAAATACTAGCGCATCTGCTTGAGCTCACGCTCGATTGCACGCAGATTTGCTTCTCTGTCTTTGACTTCTGCTTGATTACCCTTCTGCTTAGCAACAGCTAAAGCAGCTCTTTCATTACGTATTTCTGCCTCAAGGATAGCAATACGTCCTGAACGTGAGCCTGCAGGAGGTGAGTTCGTAGAGCTAGGTATCTTAGTACCAGAAGTAGAAGCAGTCTGAATAGGTAGCTTCTGCTTAACCTTAGCAGCCCGTGCAGCAGCAGCTTGCAAGTTAGCTTTGGTGCTAGCGAGCTGTTGAGCCTGCTGTCTTGCATACTCCTTCTTGAGGTCATTAAGCTGCTTACCCCAAGCGTGCCCAGTGATAGACGGAGTGCTATACACAGGAGCTGTTTGCTGCTTCACAGTCATCTGCTTCGCAGTAGCCTTGATGTCGCTCCAATTCTCGAACATTACCTTATGTGTACCGTCCTTCTGGAACACAAGGAAACGCAAACGCTGGGCATCATCCCACGTACCATCCACTACTACAGCAGAAGCCTCTGTATCAAACTTCTTGGCAACTTTCTCAAGGTACTTCTGCATAACCTCAGAAGCCAATTGGCTGTCTTCAGTAATACCCATAGCCTGACGCAAGCGTTGACGGTTCTGCTTGTTGAATATCAGAGACTGATTACCTGTATCCAGAATCAAACCCTGCCCACGCATATACGCAATAGCACCTTCAGGTGAGCTCACGGCTATACCTTGAGTAACAACATCAGTGGTCATGCCTTGATACACTTGCTTAGCTATACTTGCATTGAAGTCCGCAGCAGCTTTCTCGTACTTATCTGTGTATAAATTGAATTGCCCAGAGAAGCCGAGATTCCAAGGAGTCCTCAGAGGTTTCTCCCAGTCTCCATCCAGAGCTTTACGTACAATCTGTTGACGCTCAGTACCGCCGTACTTCTTCCACTGCTGCTTGAATTGAATCACCTCTGCAAGGGTTGCATTAGGATTCTGCTTGAGCACTTCAGTGACCAAAGCGGCATTGTCTGACCCTAGACCCTGTAAATACGCATCACGTACAGCAGGGTCAGCCTGATTGTACAAACCGAACCATTGCCGGAAACCATCGAAGGCTGCCTTGTTGTTGCTGCTATTATTGAACTGCTGCGGGTCAGTATTCTCAATGAAATACACGAACTCACGAGAAGCCATCTGTGCAGCTTCACGAGCAAGCTCTGGGCTACGGTTCTGGTTAGCTACACCAAGCAGCACAAAACCAGCCTGCGTAGGATTGCCTTGAGCCATAAGCATAGCTTGCTGTTTCCAAGCCTTTTGCCATTGAGTCCCCTTACCACGAGTCTCAGCTTCGGCTAAGCTCATACCAGTGAGCTCTTGGACTACATTAGTACCATCGCGCTCAGCAGCAGCAGCATCACGGGCAGCTTGGGCTACCATGTTCTGCTGACGTTCATATAGGTTAGTTACCTTGCCAATATACTGCTCAAGGTCAGACATATTCAACTTACCAGCACGGAACTGCTGAATCGCCGCTTGCACCTTATTGTCATATTCATTGCGAGGTATAACCTCTCCTGAACTGACACGCTGTTCCCAGTCGGACATTTCAAGGTTAAGCTGCAAACCCTCGTAATCACGGATAGCTGTGGTTGCCTTAGAGAACTCACTTTGCACTGCATTGTAATCATCAGATTCCAGATACTGACGCAAAGTACCCTCACCAACCTGCAGTAGTAAATTCCTTGCTTGTACCTGCTGCTGGTCGGTTACATCAAAATGCTGCAACAAACCAATAATGGCATCCTTAGTGCTCTCAGAGGCACGCTTACGTGCATCCTCCAAGTGCCCAGCGGCATGCGCAGCCGCGTACATGGTTTCATATACGCTCTGAATTGCTGTTTGGGCAGCCTTAGTGTCCTTGATAGCAGCTGCACCAATCAGACTGGTGCTTAGGGCATGCCCTGCTTGGGCACGTGTCTTATCGTACTGCTCTTGGGCATAGCCCTTGTCAGCCTGACCACGTACCTTGACGAACAAATCCAGTTGCTCAAGAGCCTGCTTACGCAATTGCTGCTTGTAGGCATCTGGAAGGCTGAGGTCAGTAATACCCGTACCGATGTCGTTGATGGCATTCTGATACAGCTTCTGACGGTCTGCATTCGTTGCACCATTATGCAAAGCTGCTGTGTATTCCTGACTGAATCCTTCGAGGGTCTGGTGCATACCCTGAATACCGATTTGGAAGTTCCTGCCGATATCAAACCCAGCCAGTTCAGTCTCATCCGTAATCTCGTTACGAACATCCAGAGCTTTACCCGCTTCCTGAGCGAGTTGCCCGCGCTCAATAGCCGAACGCAGCTTCTGGTCATCGCGTTTCTGCAGGTACTCGCGTACACGCTGCAGACTTTGCTGCAAGGCAGGACTGTCAAATTGCTTGTTGACAGACCCTACCTGCAAAGTCGGAGTACGTCCTTGTACACCGTCTGAACCCAAGATGGGCTGTAAATCAATTTGAAAATCCATAACCTACCTATTTCAGTCCTAAAGCTGCACTCAAGTCCACACTACCGTAGGTCTGCTTACCCTGCTTACCCTGCATTCCTGCTGCGAAGGATTTCCCAGAGGACTTCCCGTATAGCTGTGTATCGTTACGTCGCCAGAACGGATTCATGTTTCTGGTCTCGCTGCGTTGGTAAATATCGAGTGCCGAGTTAATAGCTTGAGCGAACCCTTGAGAGTAATCGACGTTTGCCTGAATCTGCGGTGTACCGTCAATAAGACTTTGAGCCTCTGCTTGGATACGCTGGTTCAGTGTCAAGTCATACTGCTCTTGGTTACGCAGGGCACGCTGTTTGGCACGGTCAGCCTGTCGGTCAATATCGGCTTGCAGAGCCTGTACGCTGCTGCTGTAGTTCTGGGTCAAACCCTGATTCAGGGCAATCTGGGCACTGAAGCCCCGTGCTTGCCCCTGAATCCCTACGAGGGTTTCCTGCAGACGGGCAATCTCGGCTACACGTCCCTGTAGTAAACGCGCAGTGTTCTGCGTACTTACCTCACGGTTACGTGCAGCCTGTTTGAGCACCGCATCGGCTTGCTTCTTGGCATCTTTGACACTTCGCAGGCTGCTATAGATGCTAAAAGCAGATTGCGCTACTTGCATATATCCTGCATTATCCATATAGCCTCCTATTAAAGTTGTCTTAATGTTTGCTTAGTGCGCACACTGTACCCTACATAGCCCAAGGTCATGTCACCTGACTCTACACTACGCAACTTCACTGTCGTCAAAGCATCACCTTGCACCAGCACTGGTACACCTTGTGTTGCAGCAGTAACCTGATAGTTCCTGTGCAGTATCTCGGAAGTAACCAGCACAGGTGGTCTGTCCCCCGTAGGGTGCTGTACCTGCGTATAGAACTCAGAAGCACTCTGCATACCTAGATACAGCTGTACCCAACGCAGGTGCATTTGAGCTTGTATAATCAGATTATCACCTGATTTGATACTCGGTGCAGCTAAGGTTACTGTACTGATGAAATGCTGTTCTTCCTTATCGCTAACCTTATCCCTAGGGGTAGTCTGGGTAGTAGGGTATGCCATAGCGAAGCCTACCCATTTGTCATCAAAAATACCGTACAGAACAATTTGAGTATCCAGGTACACAACGAAGTGCAAAACGAACCCGTTGATTTCCCATTGATACCACGCATTCTGTAGGTAATCATAGCCTTCCTTCACGCTACTTTGAACGATGAACTTTGTACTGTCAGTAGGACAAATTAGCAACCCTGAACTATCATGTCCATACATTGCTTTGATAGTACCTAGAGAAGGACAATGCGCCGTGATGCTACTAGGTGTAGTTGCTGTATCTGCTACAGCCCCTACGAGCATCTGACGGATATCCAAGTTACCTGCGCTGGCACTGAAGAGCAATGTCGTACCCTGCAGGTGTGGTTCGATAGCCTTATCGCAAGGGCTATTACTGTTCAGCAATAACGCCGCCTGCTTCACGGTCAAACCATTACGTCCACGAATCAGTCCCTGTGTGTCCTGACTGAACACATACAAGTCCTGATTGAACTCCATAGCCCAACGCCAGTTCCCTACAGCTTGCGGATTGTACACGCTGATAGGGTCAGTATCTTGAGTATCCTTGACGGTCTCTCGATAGAACTGCCACGGCTTATTGGTTGCACTGAAGAACACACCATCACTGTTCAGCAAGACCAGACGACCTTGGTACACAGCAATACCGTTGATAGCTGAACCCACGAACTCTGGGTCAGGATTGCTCTTGGTATCTCCAGCAAACATAGTAGTCGGTTGGGTAATATCAGTGAGCTTACCTTCGGTTGTATAGCTGCTGTAGTATTTGAAGTTATCCCGACGCAGAGCCTCCAGCATCCCGCTAGAGATTTCCAGCTGATACTGCTTGGGCATATTCAACAATTCCTGCGGGTACACGGTAGTCTCCACCCATTGCTGGGTGCGTGGGTTGAACTCATAATATTCAGGGTTGATTTTACCGACACTTGATAGCACCCATTCCACAGGGTCAGGAGGCAAGTCCTCAATAACCGTTACAGCGGGCGCATAGGCACTACCTGAAGCAACGCCGTAGGTCTTACCTAAAGTAGTGTACAAGCTAGGGATACAAATTATATCCTCTGAAACCTTAGCAGCACCCACGAGAACAGAGTTATCCGTGAAGGTATAATCTAAGTCCTCAAGGATACTACCAGAAGCACCGTCACGGCTTGCACCACCTAACTTAGCTTGCTGCACATTCCACCAGCAGTTCCATAACGCCATCATGATACCCGTTGCAGAGGTAATCGTTCCTCTAGTCAACCACACTTTACCGCGGGTGTGCTCCCATAGCCCCGTATTCGGAATCTTGAGGGTTGCACCTGTTTGTACCGCTGAACGCGCCTCTGTATGCACTACAAGGGTACGTTGAGGATTCAATGGGTCAGCAACCTGAACCTGAGTCTTAGCTGCGTCTGCACTGTAAGTTGTGCTGCTAAGCAGCTGTATGTACTCCTGAATGATACGCTGTTGTCTTGCTGTTTGTGCAGCATCTGGTTGTTGCTCCAACCAGTTCTTACCGTCCTGTATAGGAACATCAAGCGCAGCTGTACGGTCATAGTAAACACCCGTGATGAAACCATCTTGGGATTCTGTACCAGAACCATTCTGTGCATTGCAGGTATAAACACGCTGATGCAGCTGCAACTGCAAGGTATTCCCTGATACAATGCGCGTAATATAGTCCTTAACCAACGTAACAGACCACGACAGATGCGTGTCACTGCTCTTGGCGTACAGGAAGCTACGCGGCGAATGCACTGCAAACAACGCAGCGTCCTTGTAATCCTGATTGATAATTGCAGCTGGTGCATTCGTCCAACCTGTAGTATACAGACGGAAGCTGTTGTGCCTTTGCTCCGTACGCCACGAAGCAGGGCTACGCGTAATTTCCTTAGTGCGATTCAGGACAACCAAGGATTCGTTATACACAACGTACTGAAAGTCCTCAATAGAACCGCGTAGGTAGTCTGCATTGGTGTGCTGTGCCAGCTGCTGAAACTGCAGAGAGAACACAGCAAGTACCCCAGACTGCACGTTGTGCACGAGCAGTAAAGGGATACCTGCAATCTTGATAGGTTTCAGGTACTCGTCAGTGGCTCTGTTCAGAAACTTCGTAGCAATGCTCGCTGCGTTCCTTCTGCGCAGACCACGTACTGCATCAGGCAGCATATTCAGCATACCTTGCACTTGACCTTGCTTACGCAGGTGCAGCGGTTGCTCAGAGACGCCCTGTAGCAAGCTATGATTGGGAATTAGGATTTGCATACTTATCTCCACAAACGAGATTGCAGACGCGAACTCAAGCTAGTACCGACGCTAGGTCGTTGATGCCGGAGGGCACTGCGCTGCAGTTCGATATTCTTCGCAGACTGCATCTGCAACAGCATCCTGTACGTATCATCCGTACCCAGCACTTGCTGATACAACTGCGCTGCAGTAGCGTACACTAGCACTTGCTGCATTGGGTCGGGTAAGTCATCGAACTCTTTGTCGAAGATTAGCGTACACGGTACATCAGTAGTCCATGTAGCACCTTTGTCAGATACTAAGGTATTACCTTGCAACCAGTAGTTACGGATACCCAAGAAGCACATATCAGTAGCTTCGATGTAGTAATCTAGCACTGCATCAGGCAACTGTACCTGCTTGTAGAAGTCTGGGTACAGTTGGTGCTTTTCTGTATTAAACCAGTACCCCTTAGTAAGCATACTTGTCTTCTGCATCTGCAAAGTCTGTCTTAGCTGCTCTACCGTAGGATTCTGGTAGCCGTCGATACTATCAACGGGGAACTCTCCCAAGTATGGAAGAATTATATTAACTGCTTGTAGTAAATTCATAATGAACTCCATGTAGTAAAGAGCCTGCCGTAGCAAGCTCTGTAGTGCATAAAGCTCGATGTTTGCTCTAAGTTTTTGGTACAAATGCCTCATAGTACCAACCAGCCAAACTACCGATGTAGTTACAGCGGATACTATAGCCAGTTGCAGTAACGTCCTTCACTAGGAAGAAACGTACTTCATCTAGGATAGGTTGACAGAATAACGTAGGTACTTCTGTAAAAGGTTTAGGGAACGTTATAACAACCCACTGGTTATTCTCCATACCAGCAGGACGCTCTACGTAACCAGACTGATACTCTTTGTAAGCATCAGCAGTCTTCGTAAGACCTCCGCCAGCTGCATCTGCACCCTTAGCGCCCGCTGCACCTTTAGGCAGACCCAAGTTCAGTGTGTAGTCTGAACCTGAACCTGTAATAGTAGCTGTTGCGGATTCCGTTGGCTCAAGGGTCTGGACAGTACCAATACGTAAAGTTGGGGGACGCGTATTAGCACCACCAGACCCAGAACCACCAGAACCACCAGAACCTCCTGAGGGATACAGGAAGTTCTGATAATTGCTTTCAGGCATTACGCAGTAGTAACCTTAATCGGGATGGTCATGTCAGGACGGCGAGCAGCAACGGTACGCAGACCTACTACGGTCAGGTATTGAACCTGTTGGTCTTCGTAGGCGTTGTGTGCAGTCTGCCAATCCTTCGCCACTACATCCACGAGGGAAGTAGCTTTGTCGAACAGAACCATACCGTACTTCAGGTCGTCTGCAGTAATGGCGAAGTTCACGCCTGCAGGGTCGGTACTGTGCAACTCATGGTTGCCAGCGGCAGTCGGGAAGCAAGACGCTTCAACCAAATCCACACCGTTCAAGCGCAGGACACGACGGTTGGAGTAATCGCCGTTGTTGTTGCTGAAGTCCTTGTTCAACAAGGTCGGGTGGTTCATCAGTGCAGAGTACACATCAGGGCGTACCAGCGTTACGAGGTTTTGCATCGGGGCATCGCGTTTAACCATCACTTCGATAGCTTTGGCGTGCGCTTCTGCAAGAGCCATTGCGTTGGCTTCGTAGTCCGCGCGGTTTGCTGGGGCTGCTTTGATGCTGGCTGCGGTTTCAGTACCGTCATAGAACGCACCAGTTGCCTTGAGTTCGGCAGGGGCTTTCCAAGAGCGAGACTTAATCAGCTGGATAACGTGCGCAACGTCCCAAGACTTAGCCAAGCGAGAGCCATTGTCTTTGGCAATAGCACCCAAACGGTCAGGGGAAGTCCATTGGTCGATGAAGTCAAAGACGTTCTGGATGTACAGACTACGGTCAACGACGATAGTGAACTTATCGTTCGGTACTTTTTGAGGGTCGAGTTTATCGCCCACGCTACGCGCCATTACGTTGCTTGCACCCATGCGGTCGATGCGGTAGGTGTTAGTACCAGAGATAGGTACACGTTTGTGCGTTAAGCGCTCAAACAGGGAAGCGTATTGGAACGCTTGGTCGAGTTCGCCCTGAAAGAGCTCGAGGTGAATGTCTTTACCGGCATTCGTGGTGTGCATACGCGTCAGTTGCGCTGCAAAGGGGTGTTGAGGCATATAGCCCTCCTATTGATTGAAATCAAATACCTGCCTGAATGCCTGCTTGACGGCGATTCATCAGTTCGTTGTAGAGTTGACCAGCAACGCCAGTCTCGAATGAAGCGTTAGGATATTGTGCACGCAGCTTCTGCACAGCTTGGATAAACTGACCTTGCGTTAAGCCTTGTGGAGTACCGCTTGCTACCTGCTGCTGCAGTGCACCCTGCATAGGTTGCATTACACCTTGCTGCGGTACGACGCTGCGCATCAAAGCCACGGCAGCATCCAGTTGATTACTGTTAACCAGCTGCTGTACAGCCTCGTGCAAATGCGGTGCAGTAGCCTTGAATTGCTGAGTGAGCTGATTCCACTGCTGCTCCCCGCCGACCTTGCTGTAGGCTTCCTGCTGTACGCGCTGGGTGAACTGCTGTGCATCGCTAAGCAGACTTTGGGCAGCTTGCAGCGCGTAGGCTGCGTTATTACCGAATTGCTGCTGGAAGGCTGCAAGGTTCAAAGGTTGCCCTGTGCTCAATGCTTCGTGAGCCAGCTGCTGCACTGCGCCACCATCGACACCGATAGCACCCAGTACCTGAATGGCAGCCTGTGTACCAGTACTTAACTCGAACGGTAAGTTCGGGGCTGGGGTAGATGCTGCTGGTTGTCCTGCTGGTTGTCCTGCTGGTTGCGCAGCAGGTGCTGTTTGTTGGGGTGATGGAGTAGCAGTTGGCGTGGCACTAGCAGTACCTGCAGGAGCTGGGGGAGAACCTGTAGGTACTTGTTGGGGGGTTTGCTGTTGTGCCAGCAGCTGCATCAAGGCTGCCTGCACGTCCATCGATGATGCCGCAGTAGTCGCATGATTACTAGCGTTTAAGGAACTTGTTGTGTCTTGGGTATTTGAATCCAGATTATCCATCAGGATAAACCTCCGAGTTCTTGGGTTGCCTCAACTAAGGCATCCTGTGAGTTAACGGTGCGTTCTTGGTACTGTGTCTGCTGCAGCTGCTGTTGCTGCTGTTCCAGAATAGCCTGCATCTCCTGCGGAGTGTACAGGAACTCATTGCTGACACCATGACCAAGCATGAAGCGTTCAATGATTTTGTCGGTATTGAAGCGCGGGGAAACTTGTTTGAGCGTAGGAATGATTAAACCAAGCTCTTGGGTAAGCTGTACCCACTGCTGCAGCTCTGCGTTACGGCTAAGGGCTTGTACGCCAGTGATGATTTGAACGTTGATATCCCCTGCAGCAACCGCTGCACCGACATCCTTGTCCAACTCGTAGCACAACAGGTACGCCAGCGGTAAGTGCAAACTCTGACTAAGTAAGCTGAATACACCACCGAGAGTAATCTCGGCATCTTGTGCCTGCAGCTGCACCTCATAGGCAGTTACGCGCTCACCTTGACGCTGGTTCAGACCCAGCATGAAGGCGGTACTCAAACGCTGCGTAATCATGTTGATTGATTGCTGCAGTGCCTGAATCTTCTGGTACTGCCCGAACTCCAGTGCTTGGATATCATTCGGCTCACCGAGAATAACTAGACCAGATTCTGGGTCGTCCAGCTTATCCACGTCCATGCTGCTGTTGGGACTTACCACTACCTTGACGTTAGTGCTCCCATCCTCGTAATCAGCAAGGGCACGGGATAACGCAGAGAGCTTCAGGAAATCGCCTGCAAACATTTCTACCTGCCCACGCCCAAACCATTCCCCGTTACGGGCACTCCAGCGCACTGGAATGTAAGGGCAGAGGTTCTTACTGAACTGCCCTTCGGATTCGTGTACGGGGATATCGTCGATGTACTGCCCGCTAATCCACATCTGCTTCTGCTTGTCCCAGTACACCAGCGTGTACAACTCGAACTCTCGGGACACAGTGTTCTGAATCTCGAGATAACTGCGCGGGGTAATGTTCAGCTTCTTCAGCACGTCAGGGGATAAGTCCTCTTCCTTCGCAATCTGCTTGATTACGATGGCACGTACATTACCCTCTAAATCACGGTCAACTACATAGTCCAACGCAGAGTACACGTTAAACCCTGTAGCGGTACGTTCTAGCAATGTGTTTCCCGTAATAATCAGGGATTGCAGAGCGTACATCAGTTGCGCATAGCTGGCATTGTCAAACAGCTGGTTGCTGCTACTAAGCTCAATCTCGGACAAGGCAGCTTCGATACTGCTGTCGTTAGTCATAAGCTTGAAGAAGCTGCTGTTCGGTGGGAATAGCACTTGGGCTAACTTGGCACTCAAACTGTTCACCAGCATTGCACCTACGGATTGGTAATCGTACTGCAAAGCCTTATTACGCCTTCGGCATACGCTAGGGATAGTCCAACCAGCATACTCTTCCCAGAAGCTTGCTTGTCTTGCATCATGCAGTCTGCGCCAGATGTTTCTGGCTGATGTTACACGAGTCATAAGTTCAAGCTCCGCGATACGATACCTTGCTGCTTACGCAGCTTGGTCTGCTGCGGATTCGTTCGAGTATCCGCAATATCAGCAACAACCTTGCTGTTTTGTTCCTGACGAATCTTAGCAGCATTCAGGTTGTCCTCTGCTTGGATTCTGTTTTGTCTTTCGGATTTGGCATTAGCGTCCTTAGCAATCTTTGATTGTCGATTGCTAGAGTACACGCCTGCAACAAGGGTAGCTGCTGCCAGTCCTGCATAGACGTAGGACATACTAACCTCCTTCAAATTCTTGTGTTGCACCTACAGTATTATCTGCGGTACTAGCATTACAGGTTACGAAGGTACACGCAGTAATAGTCTCTGCTACCCGTACTATACCAGCAGGTTCAAAGATTACATTAGTACCCTCTAGATACTGTAGTGTATCTCCTGTACGCAATATACAAGTACCTACCGCAACTAATACAGTAGGTACATTGGTCTTGTGTCCAATAATGATTTCACCTGCAGGTACTTCGATACTACGAGTATAACAACCAGCAAATAAGCGCCAGTTACAACTGTAGTCTGTCTTACTTTCTGCTTGCTCTAGGAAGAACTCTGCTAACTCTGTAAGTACAGTATTAGCGTCTGTACTACCTATAGCCCTACTGCAGTCTACCATAAGCTCATAGAGTTTACTCTGTGTTATCCCAGGAGACTTAGGTAAGTACTCGGTAATATCCTGTTGTATATCTCGGTGTAGAGCTTGCATAGTACTAGCCACCCTGCTTGTTAATGCAGTTAGCTATATGCTTGATTACTGCTCTACTACCTTGAGTATATAGTATATCCTCTATACTACCCTTAGTAGCTTCAGGGAATACTCTGTGTAGATACAGTAATTGTTCCTGAGTAAACGCAGGAGCACTACTACTACCTGTAGGTGCTATTACTGTACTTACAGGTAGCACACTTATTGTACTATGTATCATATGCGTTATCCTCTAGTAGTTTACTAGGTATACCTAGTAAAGTACTAAGTATATCTAGTAAGCTAATAGTATCTTCCTAGTAAGTTCCTAGAAAGTTAATAGTACTTCCTAGTAATATACTAGTAGTACTATATCATCACATTGTCTTCTACTACTTTCTGCTTTCCTACTGCCCCCCTACCCCCCAAGCTTATTGCTGCTTTTTTGCTTGGACAAGCTTACTGCTGCTTGCTTTTCGGGATAAAAGACGCGATTTATCACACCGCCTCCATACTGACTTCCTTGCTACCCACCGCCCCCCAGTGTTGCACATAGGTGGACTTCTAATTTGCGTTTATAAAACAAGCGTTTAGAAAAGTCTATTTGCGGTATTCTTCGGGATTCCGAAGGTATGGATTATATTATTCTACTATGCTCAGGTCTAGAGTACCAGCTCAGAAACGCACCAGAATGCGCTAGGATTGAATTCAGGGTACTTAGGCTACCCTAGTATACCTGAAGGGTAGAAACGCAATCCTGCGCGTTCCTAGAGGGCTTCCTGAAGGTTTCTGAAGCAAATCCGAAATCACCTCAGAAACCAAAGCCCGATATTAATTCAGACTGCACCTTGCATTACAGGAAATCTAATGCGTTGTCAAGTAGTCCTTGTCAGCTGTCTTACGGTGTTCCTTGAATTATCTTTTATTAAGTATCCTGTACTTAAAGAAACTTCTAGAATCCCCATCTAGCAAGGCTTTCAGGTGGGCGGTGCATTAATATATTGCATAATGTCCTTTCTGGTTTTCTAATCAACAAAAGAAGAAAATACTGCTACGTACCTCATGAATCTGGTAGCTTCCGGAATCGGGTTGCGGGTGCAACCAGCCATCCTTGACTGCCTGCTCTACCTCGAAGTTTTCCTGTAGAATCAAGCTCTTGATGTCATTCCAGCCGTACAGCTCATAGAACTTCTCACGGATACAACGTTGCATTTTCGAGACGTTCTGGGCATGACAGGCGAAGCTGTCGTGCACAAGTAGCATCGGGAAGTCCACCGAGTGCACGGTCATTTGCATATGACACGCGTCCATACTATGCACAAAGTTCGGGCTGATACTGTTTGCAGCAGCTGCTTTATCAAGCTCTCCTGTACTTCGGCGCATAATGATAGCGTTTACACCCATAGACCTGAGCTTAATGCTCTGCTGTTCTTGCTTGTCCACCCAGTTCAATACAGTAAGACCCATAGGTGTAGTCCACTGCAAAGGGAAACTTTGGGTACGTACTGCTTTGCGTAACCACTTCATCATCTCCGCAGCTTTCGGTACGGTAGCTTCCACTGCATAGCGCAGGGCTTTTGCTACCGGTACTGCTAGGCTATGCTGGTGCACAAGCACGTTACCGTCAGGGTCTTTGATAGCTTCGTATCCAGATTCCAGCATATCGTCCGTAACGTAGTCGATACTACTGCTAAGCGTACTACCGTACACATAGGTCATCACAGGACGCTTAGCCATTCCTCGGCTAATCTCGTGCTGCTTCCAGTACAGCGCTTGTACCTCGTCACAGTATTCAGGGAGTACCTTTACTGCCCTGTTAGCTACTTCGCGATATATGTCTGCTTTCTGCTCCGTGCTCTTGGTATCGCAGTTCACGAACTCCGCACCAATTTCATCCCTAAGCATTGCACTGAAATGCTGTAGTCCACTGCAGGTAGCATCCATTGCTACGGGAATATGGCAGCAGTATGCTTCTGGATTCCCTGAGTCCATCGCTTCAAAGTACGTATCCAAAGCAGCATACAACTGGAAGCTCAGGCTAGGGTCAGGGGCAGGTTTGTTCAAGCAGTCATTGTACCAGAGACGCAAATCCTCTGTGTTCTCTAGTACCCACTCAACGCGTTTATCAAAGTGCACCTTATCGTATCCGCAGCAGTTTGCAATGTGCACCCTGAGCCAATACAGTCCCTCTGCTTGCATAGGTTCTGCATGTGCGAACTCTATACAGGCTTTGATGCTGTCCACTGATTGCGGATTCAATACACCACGATAGTACAGACGACCACGCCAATCAATAAAAGCAGGGAAGTAGATTTCTTCATAGTCCTTGAATTTCAACTGCATTTGCACGGCGTTCACAATGCTGTAGCTCTTGGCTATTCGTAGGTGCTCCCGCACGTGCCACTCCCGTGCTTGGTGTTTCCAGACCTTGAATCTTTGCATATCCAGCTCAGTTGCCATTTCCCGCCAATCCTCGTTCTGAAAGGGGAATTCCGGCTTCGGTTCGGGGATGGTTCGGGGAAGCCCCATGCACCCATCACCCTGTCCCAAAGCCTCCTGCAGCTTCGCCAGAACGCGTTTATTTATTCGGTAAGGGACACTCTGCGCCTTGTTCACAGCCTCCCTGAGAAGCTCGGTTTTGGGCATTCTGAGCTGTCTTATCAAAGGTAGGCGCATTTCTTTAGGCATCTTTCGGAAACTGCACAACGGGGCGTAGAGTCTGTACCAATCCGTATAGTACCCACCGTCATACAATCCCTTCCAGTCGCATGGTGCAACAATCATGGGTGGGTACTGCACGAGCGGTTGTATGCTCTCAAGCATTGTATCCGCGTATGCCGTGAGTTCAGGGCTTGGGCGCAGATGCCACATATCCCGTCCGTGCTCGCGTTCCCAAAGGAACAAACCCGTTTCATAGGCACTGGCTGCAGCAAGCTTCCCTGTTTGAATACAGGCTTCAGTAGTCCATCGAGGACGCTCTTCCTGCATATTGAACTTAATACCCGCATGGTAGGCATTTGCTCTGAGCTCTACGCTCTTTACTTTACCGCGCTCAAGATACTCTTCAGTATGCTTGGTCTGCGCTGGGTCAATCTTGGTCAGTTCAGCAGCGTAGAGTTCCACCTCAATGGCTCTGCCTATTTCCAGTAGTACGGATTGCATTGTACTTTGTAGCTGCATACTGCGGTTCAGCAGTACATGCAGTGCAATAGCAGCTACCTTTGCTGTACCTACAGTACGGATATAGGTACGGTACTTTGCACCGACACCCGCACAACGTTTCTGCATAGCTGCTTCTAAGTGCTCATGCGTACTCTGATAGGCACTGCGCATTAAGCTCTGGAAGGCAGGAAGCTGTATAGCTGTCCCACCTTCTATGTGCTTGTGCACTGAATCCTCCCCCTTGAGCAAACTACTTTCACGGAAGGATTCTTCGATTTGTATTTGTTTTTGCAGTAGGTCTTGCATTATTTGCTCAGTAGTTTCTCAACGTATTCTTGGATTGATTTGTCGGTAGCTTCAGGGGTACGTACATCCAGTACAGTGTACTTCTGCTTCAACTGCTCTGTTACGTAGTCGTGATACAACTCATCAATAGACTGCACGACACCCCGCTCACCTGATTCCAAGAGCACAATATCACCCATAGGGGACACTTCTTCGTGGAAACGTGCATCCTCAAAGATAATCACAGCATCTTTGTACTTCTCAGCGAGTCCCACAGCAGTACGTTCTGCTGCGCGTGCAAAGATTGCATTATCAAGCTGACGTGCTGCGTGTCCTGCTGCGTTCATAAGCATACGTGGACTTAACACACGTTGGTTCAGCAGAGGTAGCAAATCTTCCCAGTACAGTGCATCTGCAGGTTTACCCATATCCTCAATGAACTCTTCAAGCGCAAGAATAAGTTGGTTTGTGCTCTCTGTAGTTTGAGCAACGGGCAAGTTCTTCAGAGAGGTATCGTTGTGTCCAAATACCTTGACTGCAAGGTTGTGTAATGGATAAGCAAACCGTAAAATAAAGGTAGGGACATTACGTGCTGCCAAAGCAGTTTGCAGTTTCTGTGCTGTAGTGCTTTTGCCTGCACCTGTCTTACCTACTAAGTAAACCAATTTAGTCATCGTATTCTCCAATACTATTTAGATAGTCCGTGAGTTCCTTCTGAACTGCATTCAGAAACTCTTCATAACCATAATCATACAGAGATGTGTACCCGCGCTTAAATGCCAACTTATCCTCGTCAGATAACTGCATACCTTCCCGAGACATTAAATGCCAGAACTCAAGAGGTATAGAATCTGGGTTTGAATAATACTCAAAGCGCATCTCCGCTGTATCTAAGTACAGCCCTGATGCTGTCCCCCGAGGGCTATGTATCACGTCTGTCCAGTACCATTCCAACGTAGTGCTATTGCGCGGGTCAAGCATTACAGCTTGAACTGCCTGCTCAAGTTTACTCTGTCGCATTACATTCACCTCTGGGTTTACCGCGGTACTTCATCTCTACAAACTCATGTACTCTGGAAATGTACGGGTATTCAGAGTTATGCTGTAGGTAGTCTACAGGTAGACCGCTATTCGGTACTCGATTCTCTGTATCTACTGTACCTTGCTGCCAGTACTTGCTCTCCCAAATTCCCGTCTCAGGGATATCTTGAAAACGAGGGCGACGGTCGCATTCCTTACATATATCAATGCGTACATACATCTGCATCCCTGCATCCCATACGGAAGTAAAGCTATTCTCTACACGGAATTGATGGCATTCTCTGCAAATTGCTTTGCGCTTATTTCCCTGATATACCCAAGTAGGTTCATTATCTATTGTACGCCGAGGGACGTCGGCGGCTGCAACAGCCTTACCGTTCCTGTAGTATGCAATCATAACCTTATACTTTCTGCTTTTCAGCGAGTTTCTTCTTAGCTTTTCGCAAGGATTCTGCTTTATTGCGCTTAACGCGCTGGGCTTCCTTGCGCTCCTCTGCCGTTTTGTGGTCAGGGTACATAACCCCAGCACCTTCGGATTCCCAGTAGGCTACCAATCGTTTTGCAAAGGGTATGATATCCTTATAGGACATACTTTTTGCACCCCAGCATCCCATTGCATTAGCTGCTTTACCTTCAGCACCATTGCAACTACGATGTAGGACACCGCGTATCTCACCTGTCTCGTGGTCGTGGTCGACCACCCAGTCTGTTTTGTTACCACGGGTAGCTAACTCAATAGCTTCCCCGCACAATGGGCATTTCCCACCTTGCTTGGTCTCGGCGTAGTGCTTCGCCCAGATACGCAGGTTTGCACGGGGAATCTTGCGCATAGGTTGTTTCATTACACTACCTCCGCCCAGCCATAGTAGCCCATGTTATGTGGTAAACAGCACACGAATTCTACATCGTACCACTTGAATTGCCGTACAGGCTCAAGCTCTACCGCGTTGCAGAGCTGCAGGTACTCGGGTACATCTTTAGGGTGTACCAGCATTTCGTAGTAGTATCCCACGAATGCTTGGATTTGACGGTACACAAAATCGGTGCTTAGAAGCCCTTGCGCGTGCCGTCCACGCAACCAAGCAAAGTGCAGTTGCATCCAGTCAGTCTGTTCAGGCAACTCACCCGCATAGGTTGTAGCCAGCTGCATCAACCAGTTGTCTACTTGGTCTTTGCATGGGGTCAGAGGGCGTACATACTTGGCACCCATGCAAAGTTCAGTACGGCTCAGCACCTGCACCACCAGCAGGCTCTTACGTGGGTCTTTAGTGATGTTTTGGATATGCCGTAGTACCTTAACACTACGGTTCTTGTCCTTCGGTATCAGCTGCTGCATAAATCTTGTCCTTGTAAAATTCGAGTTGCTCTCGGTTGCTGCGTGTCAAAGCTACGCTGTCGAAATACTGCAACGCAGAGTCATCGGGAGTTCTTAATAACCACAAAGCGTAGGCTTCCGGTAATGGGTTCTGGGCATTCCAAGCATAGGCATCCAGCACGAGGTTCACTGCGTCGCTCTCTGTTGTGCACTCGTTGAGTACGCTAAATGCCAACCGTGCTCCGCAGAGCTTGCCTTTGTACTTCGTGATGCCCTTGATGTTATCGGCGGTATCACCCATCAGCATCTGGGCAAGGAAGAACTTAGTACCGCGTCCACTGCATTTGAACTGCCCAGACTCAGTGTACTGCTCTTCCAAGTACCCGAAGCGGTCTTGGATTACAGAGGCTTTACCCTGCTTATCTTCCCAGAAGGGATGAGGTGTTACCCGCAAGTCCTTATCAGGCGACCACAGCAGGGCTTCAGGTTGAAGTACATGCTCCATAATCATACCATCGTCTGCCTCGTATTCGAGGCTGCTGAACATGGTTACGTCTGGGTGCTCGCTGAAGTATTGCTGCAAAGATTCCCGCAGGGGCTCAAGCAGTGGTGGCTTCGCCTTGCTCTTGCGGTTTGCTTGATAAGGAAACACGGTCTGCAGATTCCCCCGTCCTGCCTTATGGCAGCCACGGGGTGTAATGTGCACTGACACTGTACTGCATCGGGTCAGGTACAACCAAGCCAGAATCTGCTGTTCATATCGTCGTAAAGCAGTATCCAACTTAGCTACACCAGATGCTGCTGTGTAGGCAATACCATCTCCGTCCAGAATCAAATGCCGCCCTTGCTTGGGAACTTCAAAAAGCGAGGTGCATCGCTGCACCCCGAAACGATCTAGTATAGACATACTACTCCTTATTCAGCGTCAGGGTCAGGGATTGCACTTTGTGCTGCAATTACAGCAACTTTCTGAGCTGCATCTGCATCACCGACACCCAGTAGGGCAGCCAGCTTAGAAGTACCAAAGTCCAGACTGGTCATCAGATGCTCCTGCAGGTAGTTGCGGGATTTCTCGGCATCATCAGGGGTTTCGATGTACAGACTGTCCCATTGTTCTTTGGTCGGTGCATCCCAGAGCAACAGCTTGTACACATCATCAGGTACGGCAGGGATTGCATACGGCTGCACGGTCATTGGGTCTTCAGGCTTGTCTACAGTCGCAGGGTCGATGTTCGCGTACACTACGTCCTTACCGTCTTTCTTGCTGACAGTATGCGTAATCGGCAGCAGGAAGGCTTTACCCAAGAACTGTGCGAAGGAAACTTCACCCCCATCACCGTAGCAATTTTGGCGCATACGCTGAAACCATTTCACAGCTTTGGATTTTTCATTGTTGGTTACACTGATGAAGAACGTACCAATGGTCGGGTAGTTGCCTTCTTCCAGTACATAGTCTTCAACTTCGCCGTTGACGTTCTTACCACGTCCACCCATGATGGTGAAAATCAGCTTCATCTCACGGGTCGGTGGTTTGGGCTTACCGTTGAACTCACGGGGCTGCAGACCAGATTCGATGTAACCAGTCAAGACGGCGATGGCTTTACCAGCAGGCAGGGTACGACCCCCACCACCACCACCTGTCGTGGTTTCGTTCATGTCGGCTACGTTACCCGCGGCTTGGGCATCTTGGAATTGTTGCTGGAATTGGTTCAATAATGACATGTTATGTCCTTTCGTTCTGGGCATTATTCAGGAAGGTGCAATTTGTTTGCGAGGTTCTCGCCGTACTCGGGGACGGCAGGGAATGCTACTTCATGGTACAGGGCTTTCTGCAGGTCTGGGATACGTTCTGCAAGCCGCTTCGGTGTCTCCTCCATCAGGCGTTGCACAATACGTCCCCACTTGATAACCAGCTCGGCGCTGGCACAATCAAGATAGATAGCATCATGCACGGTATTCACGGGTAGAACCTGCCCACCCTCAAAGTCTGCTTCAATCAGAGCTTTGATTACTGCACCACAGGCGGATTGCACGATGAAGCTGGCTTCACCTTGACACCAGTAGTTTGCAACTTCAGTGGGCTTGTAGTCCAGTACTTGCTGACCATCGCGCCACATATCACGCTCACGGAAGCTGTAGTACGTACCGCTGTAGCCCTTGAAGTATCCACGATGATAGATACGGAATACACCAGCATCGGACATTTCGCGCTGGGGATTCCCTGCACCACTTCGACGTACTTCAGGCATGACCTTTTCTTCAGCGAACACGGAAAGTTCTGGGAAGAGTTTCTTCTGGGTTGCTTTGAACTGCTTGGCTTCTTCGAGGGTAATACCGCAGGCGTATGCCAAGCCTTTGTCAGATGCACCATACTGGTCAGCAAAGCTGATGGGTTTAATCCATGTACGCTTGACGCTCCAGTAATCATGCTCAGGGTGCTGCTGGTCTTTGATGATGCTACGCAGGGTATCATAATCCTTGTTGAAGAAGCCTGCAAGACGCAGCGTGTGCATATCCGTACCATCGGCAAGGCACTGCAGCATATTACGGTCATGGCTGTACGCTGCACCGACCACGACTTCCAAAGATGTATAGTCAACTTCTAGCATCCGTCCGTTCGGGAATCTACTACGGAACATCTCCTTCACTCGGCTGGTATCCCCACGTGGAATATTCTGCAGGTTCGGTTTGTTGCTTGACAGTCGTGCTGTTACCGTAGCGCAGTTGTTCAGATTATGGTGGATAATGCTTGTTGCTGGGTCAACCAAAGTAAGCATACCTGATACCTTACCATTGCTTTCGCGTTGGTAGTACGTACCCAAGTCCTTATCAGCTGCTGCAAAGTCCAACAGCGCAGAACAGATTGGCAGGTACGGCTTCAGGGCTTTCAAGGCATCTGCACCTGTACTGTACACGGGTGTACCGTCTGACAGATTGCGCTTACCCACGAACTGCGCACGCTTACCGAAGAAGTCTGCCTGTACTTCCAGAGGCAGTTTCGTTTTGTCCACGAGACCCTTGAATCGGTACTCGGCTTCGCCCCATTTCAGCAGAGGTTCATCTGTGTCTACCTTGAATACCTTGGGCACACCCTTGCTTGCACCACGAATGAATGTTACGCATTCCAAAGGGTTCACTGCACCTACGTCAACGTACTCACCTGTCAGCAGTTGCCACTTCTCGGCTTTCACGAACTTCGGCGGGTCATAAGGAACACGGGTTTTGTACTTGATTACCCCACCGAACAACAAAGCCGACAGCTGGTAATCACTTCCCCACTGGAACTCAAAGGGCAGGTCTTCAGGTAAGTACGTGCCGAGTTCCTTAATAGCTTCTTCAATAGCCCGCTCTTGCAGCTTCTGATTCTCAAGGGCTTTCGGCATATCAATGTACAGACCATTGTAGGTAGCGAAAGCGTTAAACACGAGGCTTGCGCAGCGTTCCCAGAACATCGGCAGCATACCCTGACTGCGCAGGGCTTCCAGCTGTGCCCACAGCACGATGCGGGTATTCTCGATGTCCCCTGATTCCCCTGCCAGATAATCCATCAGCAGGTCTTTGGGGATTTCAGAGGTCTTGTAGCCCTGTTCCCACATCAACTTCACTTCGTCAATCTTCTTCGTACCGCCGTACTTAACAGCGCAATCTTCCAAGCGCGGGTACAGTTCAGTTTGATGGCTCAACAGGTACTCGGCGTACTGCGTACAGAAGATGCGCCCACCGGCGCGGAAGAACTGCTTGAGTTCTTCAGGGTAGCAGGCATACAACCAATGCACCTCAAAGGTAGCATTGTGCGCTACGATTACCTTCGTGCCCTCAAGGGCTTGCTTGAACCAATCAGAGTCCAGTGCTTCCTGTTTGCTATTGAAGTACCAGCTCTGCACGGGTTCTTGGTTCTTGGCAAAGGCAGCAGCTACGATGTAGTTTTCAGGATTGTGTGGACTACTGACGTGCCCGCAGTGCTCAATATTTTGACATTCCAAGTCAATTATGCACCAAGTCATGTTTACCCCTTATCGAATCGTCGGTATTGTAACTTCGGTAGACGTACTGCCTTCCCTGTACTGCTCGTCTGCAGACCCTTAACGACCCACACTGTACCGATTACGGTGCTAGGGTCTTGCTCGTAAGCATAGGTCATTGCATCACGGGCTTCGTCATCCCAGCCTGCACCCAAGTCTGCCCAAAAGAGCATATCAGGGTTGTCAAGGCTTTGACATTGCCAACGCGCCAACTGCTTGCTGCGTTTACCCTTACCGTACTCAGTAGCAACAATGCGTACATCTTCGGTATGCTCACGCACCAGCTTCAACTGCTGCTTACTGCGCTTACCTTTCTGATACACACCCAGAGGGTCTTTCAGGACTACGCCTTCTGCACCTTCAGCAATCAGATTCTTGCTCGCATTATCTAACCACTGCTGCGCCAGCTCTTTAGTATCAGGTAATTCAAGCGTAGCTACGATAGCGATATGTGCGTTCTCCTGTACAGCGGCACGTAGTACCTGTAAACGCTGGAAGTACGGGCGACCACAGAAACCCTCGGCATCCAGCTGCAGGCAGTCATGCAGATGCAGTTGCCAGTTCGCCTGCTTAGCTGCTACGTCCCATTCTTGTTTACGGTTAGGATTCAACAAGCCAGAGAGTTCCTCCAGTGTCAAATCCGTAGCAACAACCTCTGCGAGAATATAATCTTCAGGGTACTCAACGCCAGCATCTTCATACTGCTTGTCCAGGTAGCGCAGATGCTCTGCCAACTTGCTGTCCTGCGGGATAAAGAACTCTTTACCTGTTCGGCTGAATACTTTACCTGTACTGCGCTGAATAGCAGCAAATACACCATCGAACTTCTGCTGCAACAACCAGCCTGAATAGTCCTGCTTAGGGTTGTACTTGTGCAGTTTCATAAAATCTTGGTTTGGCATAGTTAGATACTTTCGTCGATGATGAATCTTGGGTTATTGTTGAGTTCGCGCATGATGTGCTTGCGATGCTCTGCTTTGCTCATCTTAGGTATAATGATGTCCCAAGACATACCCTTGATGTTTGCAGGTTCATTGCGCTCACGTCGGAGCTCTCGGTATTTTACGGTGTTAGGTGTCATACTTACCTCTATCTTAGGATTGATTCCATGTATTTGTTTCAAACTGTACTTGCACTTGCGCCGTGTTGTATCGGCGGAAGCCAGCCCGTTGTAGTTTGTTCTTAGGTGTACTAATACCACGCAGTCTTTCGTACACTGCATCCGTACCTGTACGCGCCCCAATGTAGATAGCTAAGTCCACAGTATTCTGAATACCGGTCTTGGATTGCTTCAAGGCAGTCAAAGGCGGGAACAGTTGGTCATGTCCCTCAATACTGATTTGACTTGTACCTACGTGCAGGAAGTCCTTGAGAATAGCCTGCTCACGAAAGTAGTTCCATACTGCTTCGAGGTCTTGGTGCTCACTACCGTACCCACCTGTCCAACCGCAACGCTGGGTCATATCAGTAATGAGTACTTGAGCATTGTACTTCGCTGCCAGAGCAGCTACTTGCTGGGCACTCTGCCCGTGCACATTCTGGATTCGGATAGCCCCAGCAGGAACGTGCTCTTCGTACAGCTCCTTCAGGTTCGGGATATCCGCAAGTTCATGCAGGCTCTTGTGCAGTACGGTCTGCACCACGCGGGTCAGAATAATATCTGCAGCCTGCTCATTCGTGGCAAAGAGAATCGGGCGCAATTCCGCCTTCGGATTTTCCTTGAGTTCCTCCCGCCATCCCTTGAGAATCTGCTCCAGCAAATGCACAGCCATTCGACACAGAAACCACGTTTTGCCCATGTCCGTCGGCGCAGCTACTAGGATATTATGCCCGCGCCGAACGCCCCTCAGAGCCTCTCCAAAGGGCAGGAAATTCAAGTTCCAACCATAGTCCTCCAGTTCGCGCTGGACAGCCCCAACAACGTCAGTTTCCCACTCCACGGCGGATTCAGGATTCACGAAATCCTCGAACAAGGCGGGGTATTGCTGTTCCAAATCCAGCTCATCCAGTTCGAATTTACGCAATGCCTCTCGCATATCGGCAGCCACAAGGTTTTGGGTCAGGGCTTTTCTATAGACGGCAGAGGCTTCGGGGGTTAAGGGGCGGATTGTACGCAGCTGTGCTTCAGCTATCGCTAGAGCTTCTGCAGGTACTTGCTTGAACTGCATATAGGTCAGTAGGTCGTCTGTATTAACCTGCTGCGCAGAGGGTTGTGCTTTGTAGTAGCTCTTGAGCCACTTCAGCAGGCTATGTGTTTCAGGCTGAAGTTCCAGTTCCTTGATGTAGTTGTAGTATTTGTCCCAACCCCAGCGGGACATGACCAGAGTCAGTAGCACATAATCCATATAAGTCCCTTTCTAGTTTCAAGTCCTGCTGCGTCTTCAGGGTGTACACGCAACAGCCTAAATTTCGTAATCGTTTGGCAGTTATCCTACTGCAATCCTGACCTGCTTGGTCAGGGTCAAATGCCAGCACAACGGCTTTTGCTTGCAGGCATACAGGAATTTGATGCTGCTTCAGCACCGTACCTTGTATAGCTAGGGCAGAACAGCCCAGTACAGCGTGCACCTTAATAGCCGACAGCACGTCTTCGGTTAGGACTAGTACGTCATTGCCATTGATGTATGCCAAACCTTCTTGGTAGGTCATCCACTT